CATCGAAACAAGGGCCTTCCCTGACTCCCCATTGGTGAAGACGACGTGCTCAGGCGCATGCTGAGAACACCGCCAAAGCCCAAGAGTCCGCCTCCACCGCCGCCATCGCCGCCATCGCCAAAGTAGCAAAGCCCGCATCAGCGGGCTTTTTGCTTTCTGGCAACCCCATCAGGGTTTCTCAAGTACATAAGTCGCAACATTCGTTACGCATTTGAAGAACACAGCCGCCCATGCTCACTACTGGAGATAACATGACACGCAAACACATGATCTTTGACTGCGAAATCATCGGTAAAAACAACCCGGTCTTCCTGGTGGGAACCAAGTGCGTCGAGACAGGTAAACGCGAAGCGTTCTGGTTCCACAAGCGCGGGCACATGAAGAAACTACTCAAGCTCATAAATAGCGGCGAGTACACCTGGGTGGGCTTCAACAGCGAGAACTTCGACCGCCCCCTCATCGCTATGCTGCAACATCCTGAGTACGACGAACGCGGGATTAAGCACGTAGCGGCGGTGATTATCGAGGAACGCAAAAAGTCCTGGGAAACATACCGCGAGTTCGGTATCGAGTTCCTTGAATACGACCACATCGACTTGTTCGACGTGGCTCCAGGCGTCATGATCAGCCTGAAGACCTATGCAGGTCGTATCGGCCACAAGAGCATGGTGGATATACCCTTTCACCACGATGACGACCTGACACTGAAACAACAAGCGCAACTCGAAGCCTACTGTCTGAACGACCTTGATGTAACTGAAGCGCTCTTCAAGCTACTAAAAACAGAACTGGACTTGCGTATTGAGATGAGCGAAGAGTACGGCATCGACCTACGCTCGAAGTCTGACGCACAGATTGCTGAGGCCGTGATGAAGGTGAAAGTGGGGCTCAAGAGTGGCGACAAGCTCGTGCCGCCCTACGTGAGTTACACGGCCCCCGACTTCATCAAGACCAAAGATCCGCAGATTCTTGAACTGATCGACGCGCTCGAAGCGCATGACTTCAAAATTCTGCACAGCACAGGTAGCCCTGTCGCCCCCGACTTCCTGGCAAAACCGGTGAAAGTGGGTAAGCGCACGTACCAGTGCGGCATAGGTGGTCTGCACAGCGTGGAGGACAACAACATGTTCCTCGAAGCTAGCGACAACCTGATGCTCAGCGACTTTGACGTGGCGAGCTACTACCCTAGCATCATCCTGAAGGCCGGTCTGGTGCCGAAGCTCGGAGGTGGCAAGGGTCAGAAACTGTTGGATGAGTACCGCACCATTTACAACCAGCGCATTGAGGCCAAGCGCTCAGGCAACAAGCGCGTAGCCAACTCACTCAAGACTGCCGTGAACGGCTTCTTCGGCAAGCTGGGGAGCATCTACTGCAGCTTCTACAGCCCGGACCTCATGCTTGCAGTGACACTGACCGGGCAACTGAACCTGCTGTGCCTGATTGCCGAACTAGACAAGATCAAAGGTGTAGATGTTCGTTCAGCAAACACCGACGGCATTATGGTGGCCTACAAACCTGAAGCCCGCGAGAAAGTGCTGAAGGTCTTTGAGCGTAACGCGAAGTCCACGGGCTTTGAGTACGAAGAGACGCCTTATGTGAAATATGCGTCCAAAGACGTGAACAACTTCATTGCCATGAAGCCGAACGGCGAAGCGAAGACCAAGGGGCTATACGCATCGTGCAACCCGAAGCTGAACCCGTTGTACATGATGAAGAACCCGACCATGGAGGTCTGTACGCTGATGGCAATCGACTATCTGCGCGACGGCACGCGGCCCGAGGTCAGCATCAAGCAATACAAGGACATCAAGGACTTCGTAGCTATTCGCAACGTCCAAGGTGGCGGCGTGCAGCACACTAAGATGGTCATGATCGACGACTGGGTGGAAGTTGCTGAGCGCGAATGGCGTCGTCCACACTGGCCTAGTATGAAGGCCAGTGTGCGTCGCAAGTCCCGCCCCGCCCCAGTTGAAGAAGGCATGGGCGGTCAAGCATTTGGTCGCGTAGCGCGTTGGTACATGACAAAAGAAACTTTGCCCCCACTCACCTACCTGAGCAGCGGCAACAAAGTCCCGAAAACCGAAGGGGCTAAGGTCTGCATGACGTTGCCCGACAAACTGCCGAAAGATTTGGATTTTCAATGGTATGTCGATGAGGCATACAGAACATTAAACGACATCGGCATTAAAACTCTTACGTGATCTAACGAAATCTGATATTCTCAAAAACCCAAAGGACGAAACCATGGCGACAAAACGAATCACCGTAGGCTCTCTGATCGACACACTTCACAAAATCCGCAGCGAAAAACGCGAACTCGCCGCCAAGGAAAAAGAAATCAACGCTCGGTACGAAGAAGCGCAGCTACACCTGCTGCAACTCATGGACGCAGAGGGCGTCACCAAGAGTACCGGCAAGACTGCCACCGCCTCCGTCAGCGAAAGCGTCAACTTCAATATCGAGGACTGGGATGCGTTCACTGCATACCTGGCAAAAACCAAGCAATTTCACCTAATTCAGCGCCGCACTTCCGCTCCGGCTGTGCGCGAGCTGTGGGCCATGAAAGGCGCAGTGCCTGGATTGACTCAATTCACAAAACGAGAAATTTCGTTACGTGATCTCTAAGCGAGTCGGAGCGAATCGAAGCGAACCATCAACCTAAAAAGGAACCCTATGGCTACCAAAACCACCGCAATCGCCAAAGCGAAGCAAAACCTCCCCGCGAATCTGGAAGAGCAGTTCGCCAATGAAGTCGCTGAGTTGCAAAAACGCATCAGCGCGCCCAGTGGCGACCGCATCAGTGTCACCCAAGCCAAGACCTTCAAGCTGCCCAACGGCCTGGAAGTCGATGAGATTGAGTGCGTGATCGTTGACTTCATTGCTGCGAACTACTACTACAGCAAGCAGTTTGACCGCAACAACATCATTCCTCCCGAGTGCTTCGCCATGGGTCTGGAACCTGCGGGCCTCGTGCCTTCGGACAACAGCCCTGACAAGCAGTGCGAGGCGTGCGCAGGTTGCTGGGCAAACCAGTTCAAGTCTGCACCCAACGGGCGTGGCAAAGCCTGCAGCAACACCCGCTTGCTGGCAGTGCTGCCGCTGGACGCCACGATGGACAGCGTGCCGATGGTCCTGAAGGTCAGCTCTACCGGGCTGAAATCCTTCGACGGCCATGTGGCAACTGTGGCCCAGAAGTACGGTGTGCCGATTCGTGGAGTGACCACAAAAATCACCATGAGTGACGACGAGTGGGCGTCCCTGCGGTTCAGCGTAATCGAGCGACTGACACCGAAGGACGAACTACTGGCTGTGGCCCAAGCTGCGAAGGCCAACGTGATGCAGCGCTTGATGGTCGAACCGGATGTCTCAGCCGCCAAGGCTGCGAACGACGCCCCTCAAGGTCGTCGCGTGATCCCGGTCAAGAAAGCCGCTGGCGCACGTCGCTAAAGAACCCGCTGGCGGTCGGCTACCGCCTGACAGGAGGGAATAGACCCCATTTAACCTAACTTTTCAATGGAGCAAAAAACCATGGCACGCGAAAAATCCGCTGTTCTCTCTTCCGCAGACAAAAAGGCCGCTATCGCCACAGCAAAGACCGAGGTCAAGAACACCTCGGCTGCTGTGAAGACAGCCACGAAGGCCCGCGAGGCTGCAGCCAAGGCATTCGCTAAGGCGCAAGCCGCAGCAGAGAAGGAGATCGCCAAGCTGCAGAAGGCTGCAGACAAGGCGCAAGCAGCGTTGGAAAAACTCACCCCTACCGCCGCATAAGCGACGGAGTGCGATGACGCCTGGAGACAGGTGTCTTCGAAGAGACTTCTAACGCGCACCTCGCGCGGTCCTAGTCAGGCGAAGGCTGACTGCCTGCCCTGATCAGAAGTCTCTTCGAAGATTCACAGCAAACAACAAAAGGAGCCACGATGAGCGCTGTACCTATGGTCGGGGAAAAATGGGTGATGGATGAAAACCCTCCTGCGCTACAAACCCAGGTGGGTGGAAACCATTATGTCAACATGAAGATTCAACCGATGGAGTACAGCATGGCTAACGGCCTTGATGCGTGTCAGCACACGATCATCAAGTACGTCAGCCGCTTTCGCCAGAAAGGCGGGGTGGAAGACTTGGAAAAAGCCAAGCACGTGCTGGACATGTTGATTGAGTTTGAGCTGGCTAATGAGCGCAAAGCCTGAATCCACGTTCATCCGGGGGGTGCACCGCCACCTCCCCAAGACACTCTATCGACTTAAAAACAACAACACCTACGTGGGTGGCATCGCAGACTGCTGGTACAGCGGCACGCGCGCTGACCTATGGGTGGAGTACAAATTTTTGCCGAAGATTGCCAAAAACAACGTGGCGGCGCTCTCAGAGCTGCAGACGCAGTGGTTGAAATCCAGGTACATTGAAGGCAGAAACGTAGCTGTGATCATCGGTTCGCCGCAAGGCGGTGTGATTCTTTGCAACTTAGAATGGGAAAAACCTATTTCTAGCGAAAAGTTTCACACAGAACTGAAATCCAGGTCCGAGCTGGCAACGTGGATTCAGTCTCAAGTGAGTTGACCAGCACGGAGCGAAACAATGATTAAGTCCGACGCCGCGCGTCGGCGTTCACCCTGAAATCTAACGTAATCGCAATTTAGAGATTGTGAGAAGGAGCAGTCATGCCTCCCCCTGGCTGGAAGAACGACCCTCACTGGCGCGTGTATCACGACGTGCAGTGTCAGAAGAAGCTCAGCTCACAAGAGCTGCACCGGCGTTGGCGAGAGCTTGAAACCCAACGCCAAGCCCTGAATGAAGCAGCCGACGTAATCCTGGACAGCGTTTCTCGTGAAATGAAACTCAAGACTAAACACTGATCATGACAACCTTCAAACCCATGCTTGCAAGTCCTGTGGACTTAGACAAACTCAAGTACCCCGTGCTCGCCAGCCCCAAACTGGACGGAGTACGGGCAATCGTTAAGGGCGGCGTCGTACTCTCACGGAGTCTAAAACCGATTCCGAACGAGCATGTTCAGACGTTGTTCAAGCCGTACGAGCACTTCGACGGCGAACTAATCGTAGGTGCTCCAACAAGCAAGACTTGCTACACCGATACGGTGAGCGGCGTCATGTCGCGCGACGGTAAGCCTGATGTGCGGTTCTTCGTGTTCGACCACGTCGAGGTGCCACACAACAGGTACAGCGCGCGTCGCCCGCAGAAGGCTCGACGCAACCTCCATACCGATGTCGTCGAGCTAGAGCAGCACGCGGTGCACGACGAGGCCCAGCTCCTGGCACTGGAAGAGAAGTGCCTCGCGCTGGGCTACGAGGGCCTCATCCTGCGTGACCCAGATGCGCCCTACAAGTTCGGGCGCAGCACGGTCAAGGAGGGCTACTTGCTCAAGCTCAAGCGCATGGAAACTGACGAAGCCGTAGTGATCGGGGTCGTTGAGGAGATGCATAACGCTAACGAGGCAACAGTCAGCGAACTTGGTCGAATAAAGCGCAGCTCGCATAAGGAGAACAAAAGCGGCAAAGGAACAATGGGCGCTCTCCA